ACTGAGGCGCTGGGCATATTCCGCGTCGACGACGGCAAGTCAAACATGGCGCCGCCGGCAGCGAAGGCGGTCTTCCGCCGCATGGTCGGCGTGAAATTGCCCAACGGGGAATATGTCGGGGTCGCGACCGAGTTCGCAATGCCTGACCTGTTCGACGGGGTGAGCGCCAAGGACGCGATGAAGGTGCAGCGTGACGTCGGGCAGGCAGCCCAGCGCGGAGAGTTTATGCGCCAAAACCCGCAGGCAAAGCATTGGGTGGGCAACATCGTGGCGCTGCACCTCGAGCTGGACGTGGACAAGAAGCACGAGAAGGCTAAGGTCAACGCAATCGTGAAGAAGTGGATCGAGACAGACGTGCTGCGCATCGAGAGGGAAAAGGATCTGCGCACCGGGCGTGAAGTGCCGGTCGTGGTCGTGGGTGAGTGGATCACCGGCGAGGAGGCGGGGCTGTGATTAAGGCGTGCGAATACAAAACGTGCTGCAACTTTTTTACTCTGGGGCGTAAAAAGAAATTCTGCTCGATGCGGTGCAATTTAAACAGCGGCAGGCAGGCTTGGGAGCTGCGCAATGCTGGAAAATACAAGCAGATTGAGCGCGACCGCAAAAGGCGCAAATATCATACAGACGAGAGCAACAGGCAAAAGTGTATCGAGCGTGCAAGTAAAACATATCACGCGCTAACACAGGAGCAGCGCAGGCAGCGTAGCCAAGAACAACGAGAACGCGACCCGGACGCCCATCGTGAATACATGCGAAGCTATATGGCCGAGCGTGCGGGAAGCGACATAGATTTTAAACTTAGGGGCGCGTTGCGCGCTAGAGTAAGGGCTGCGGTCACGCGCAACGGTGGGGAGAAGGCGTGCAGGACAATGAGCCTCGTCGGCTGCTCAGTCGAGCACCTGCGCCAGCACCTCGAGGCGCAGTTCGCGGATGGCATGACGTGGGACAACCACGGCGAGTGGCACATAGACCACATCAAGCCGTGCGCCTCGTTTGACCTGTCAGACGCAGAACAGCAGCGTGAGTGTTTCAATTACACGAATTTGCAGCCACTGTGGGCCAAGGACAACTTGTCTAAGGGGGCGACGGTGCTGTGATAGACTTCGACGACAGTGGGCCAATGGATCTGAACGACGAAGACCTGATCATGGCGATCTACTGGTCCGACATATTCAATGCCTGCGCCGTCGAGTTTACGCCGGGCCTTATGCAGCCGCGCACCATCGAGGAGCGCAAGCGCGTGCAGCAGGTCATCGTGGCGGCCATGAATTGCATGGAGCAGGCGCTGGTGCGGCTGGACGATCAACTTGTGGAGGTGCGCAGCGATGCGGAGTTGTTGCATTAATGCCTCCACACCTTCCACACTTGTGGTGTGGGTGGGTGTGTACGGTGTGGAGAATAAGGCCATTTCACGTTCCACACCACCACCCGCTATTATATAGCGTGGTGTGGTGTGGTGTGTGGCAGTGGTTGCGATTGGGTGTGGTTAACATTGGGAACGAAAGGGGAGTTGTGACATGGCAAAGAAGGTCAGTGGCAAAGCGAAGGCGAGTTACGCTAAGGCGAGGAAAGATAGAGGCACGTTCGAGACTGGCGTTAAGGTCAAGCCGATCTCACGTCAGGTCGATGGCCAGTTGGCTCCGCTAGACCGGAAGGCGCGGGAGAAGACGCTCAAGTGGGGCGATACTCTGCCGTCTCTCGTGAACCCTGAGATGTCGGGTAGGTTTGAGGCGGCGTATGACGCTCTGCGGACCAAGATTAAAGAGGATCACGTCGTGGCGGTGCACCAGATCGCGGCGGCGCTTATTCGGGCGTGGGACGTGCTGGAAGCGGAGGCGGAGGCTAACGGGCACCAGCCGGTCGGTCGGCACGCATACTGCATCGAGATCGCGTCTGGCAACATCGTGTGTATCGCGCTGCATGACGCTGTCGGTATAAGGCGTGAACATCCGGACTGGCTAGTGTATGATATGGTCGACGCAGCAATCGTGCTGGGGAATAACTTTAGCAGCGAGTTCATTGAGAAGACGCTCGCGCAGTTTCCCGACGCGAAGGTGACGCGGTGCATCGGTCCAGCGAACAGCACGTTTGACGTTGAGCTGGGCGACGAGATACCGTTTTGAGCAGGAGAGTGTGACATGGGTACAATTGGCAAGGTTAAGCTGGCAGCGCTGGAAGAGGCGGGCGAGGACGAGATCTTCGGGATGATTGCCGACGGTAAGAACGCATCTGACGTGATCAAGCACTACGATGTGGGCTGGCAACTGTTCCACAAGTGGATCGCTGCCGGTGAGGGTCGTGCGCAGCGGTACGAGGAGGCCAAGCAGATGGCGGGTCACTTCTACGCGTCTCAGGCGCAGAAGATCGCCGACGAGGTGCACCAGCACGAGGCGACCGTGAATAGCGCGAAGCTGGCGGTCGACGTGCTCAAGTGGAAGGCGGCTAAGGCGTCGTCAGAGTATGACACGAGGCAGCGTGACGTCGCGGTCAACATCAGCGTGAATGATCTGCACGCGCAGGCTGCTTTACTGCTCAATAGCGTGGAGGATGACGTCATCGAGGGCGAGGCAGTCGAGGTGGAGGATGACGATTGAGCGCGAAATCGCACACCGACGCAGCGTGGCGTGCGCGTGCGCGCGTGACACAATCGCTCGATCGCGTCAAGATCGTGCCGCAATTGGCCGCTCCGGAGGGTGCAAATGTGGCAATATTAAGGCAAATGCGGGGCAAATCTGCTAAGTCGCTGAGATGCAACGATATTAAATTTAACATAATACAGGTTATGCGTTTTCCGGTCGATCCGGGGCGAAATCGCTGCCGAAATGCGCGTTTTGACCCCCCCCTTTCGCCAGCCGCGGCGGGTGCAAATGCCCATGACCCCTTCACGCATCCCCGGAAAAAAAATTCACATTTTCACACAACGGAGTGTTAACACATGAACGCCCCCAAGCCCCAAGATAACCCGTTTCTCAAGTTGATGCGCCGCTACCGTGACGACCCGGTCGCGTTCTCCCAAGAGGTGATCGGCATCGAGCCTGACGAGTGGCAGGTTGAGCTGCTCGACGCGATTGCCGCGCCGGCCACCCGCCGCGTGTCGGTTCGATCTGGCCACGGTGTCGGCAAGTCGACGGGCGTCGCCATGGCGGCCATCTGGCATGTCTTGATGCGGTATCCGAGCAAGACGGTGGTCACGGCGCCCACTTCTGCGCAGCTCTTTGATGCGTGTTTCGCGGAGATGAAGAACGTCGCCAAGCGGCTCAAGCCCCCGTTCAACAATTTGCTGGAGATCAAGTCGGATCGGATCGAGTTGAAGAGCGCCCCGGAGAGCACGTTTATTTCGTGCAGGACGTCGAGGTCGGAGCAGCCGGAAGCCTTGGCCGGTGTGCACAGCGAAAACGTGCTCCTGCTGGCGGATGAGGCGTCAGGTATCCCGGAGGCCGTTTTTGAGGCTGCACCGGGCTCGATGTCGGGCCACAACGCCACCACGGTGCTGACAGGCAACCCGACGCGTAACACTGGCTTCTTCTACGACACCCACACGCGCCTGCGGGACGACTGGTACACGATGCACGTCTCCTGCGTCGACAGCCCGCGCGTTTCCGACGATTTTGTCACCGACATGCAGCGCCGGTACGGGGAGGACAGCCCGGCGTATCATGTGCGGGTGCTTGGAAATTTTCCGCCGTCCGAGGAGGACACTGTGATCCCGGTGGCGCTGGTTGAGCACGCGTTTAATAACGAGGTGAAGGTGCACGAGGACACGGTGGCCATCTGGGGCTTGGACGTGGCGCGTCAGGGAGATGACAGCAGCGTTCTGTGCAAGCGGCAGGGGCCGGTGGTGCACCCGCTCACTGTGTGGCGCAACTTGGACCTGATGCAGCTCTCTGGCGCCGTGAAGGCGGAATATGACGCCATTACCCCGTCCCGGCGTCCCAGCGAGATCATCGTGGACAGCAACGGCTTCGGTGCCGGCGTGTTGGATCGTCTGCGTGAGCTGGGATTGCCGGCGCGCGGCTTGAACGTGTCGGAGCGCGCTGTGGCGAAGCAGACGTATTTGAACCTGCGCGCGGAGCTGTGGTTTAAGGCGAAGGCGTGGCTGGAGAATATGGACGTGTCGCTGCCAAAGGATGACGCGCTGTATTCGGAGTTGGTGGCCCCGCGGTATTCGTTCACGTCGTCTGGGAAGATCCAAGTGGAGAGCAAGGACAGCATGAAAAAGCGCGGGGTGCGATCTCCCGACCGCGCCGACGCGCTGTGCTTGGCTCTGGGCGGAGACCACACGACGATGGCCTACGGAATGGCGGCCGCCGGATCGTGGTCAAAGCCGATCCGGCGGAATATTCGCGGGGTGGTTTAGTGTTCACCCGCCCTTGGTGTTTCTCGCAAAGCGATCAGTCGTTTTGCCTCAGCGCAGCTGACCCAAACACGCCTTCTGCATCGAGAGGTGTCGGCCCACGTTTCTGTGTAGCAAGCTAAATGCCCTTTATCGACGAGCTTTACCATGCACTTTTTTACCCATCCTTGGTTTGACGTTTCCAGATGATCAGAGATCTTCTTAGTTCGAGGCCATCTTTTATTTTTTTTGTAAACTTCGAAGAAAGCATCGTAAACGCGCTGCTCGTCGTCACTGTTTTGCACGTCAAGCTCCGGGTTTAAAGTTATTTCAATATTGACGTCCCTCATCCAACAAGCGCCAAACTTTCTCGTAGATCCGCCCCGACTGCGCGACAACTTTATTCCATTGTAGGTATTGGTGTTTTCATCAAGCTGTTTTGGGTTATTAGACATTACTCTTCCTCCTCGTCCAGCGCCTCGATAGTGCCGAGGCCGTTGCAGTTGTCGCAATCTTCGGTGTGATCTTCGAAGTCGCCGTGCCACGACGACGTCTGGCGGATCCAGACCTCGCGCTCGACAGTTCCTTCGCCGCCACATTCGGGGCAGTTAATTCTGTCAGTCATTGTTCGTTCTCCCGTTTGCGGGGAGCCGAAGCTCCCCGTGTTTCAGTGATTAACGTAATACTTTTTTATCTAAGCGGTTAATCACGCGAAATGTGCGGAATGAGCAATCATCTTCCAAACGCTCGTCATCACAGGCGTTAATGGCTTCTTCGCATTTATCAAATAGAGCAAGTGAGTGCCAAATTGTTGTTGGGTCAATCCCCTTGGCTAAAAAAGCATCTTTGTGCGATTGCGGCAGATCATCTTGGTATTGAAGTTCATAAGTAAGTGTCATGTCCGTTCTCCTTTGTTTGTGTCTATACAGTTAACCTAATGTTAACATCTACGGATTGCAAGCGCTAAAATGCAATAATCTGGCCACCGGCAAACTTTTTTGCTATCCTGCCCGTGTGAACGGCTATCCACCCAGCCGAGATCGAGCGCTTACGCTCACCCCGCGGCCGCATCCTCCCTTGTGGCTGCGGGGTTACTTCAGCGGCTTTTTGCTGTATTATGGGGAGATGAGGGACGAGGGGACGCGGTTTCATGGGCATACTTGATGACTTGGCAATGGGCTTCGGGTTCAAAGAGAAGGATCGGGACTACTACGACCGCACCGCAGCCACGATAAGCCGGAACCAAGGCTCTGACGCCGGCGACAGCTACAAGAAATATGTCGGCATGACTGGCGGCCCGATTGATCCAGATAACAATCTTGTCGGCATTGTCTCCGGCTCATCCTACGCCAACGCCCCCAACTATTTTCAAAAAATCGGCCCGTCACTAAGCGACTTCCGTCAGGTACCCAACACTGGCTCCGGCGCCAACCCATACGACGCCTCCGGCAATTTGCGGCCAGACTATAAGCCCGGATCGGCGGCGCAGCGCTACAAGGACGTCGGACGCCCCCAGCCCGGCACACTTCAACACACTATTGTCAACTCTCCAAGTGTCTTGGGTCTACTCGCCAACATCTTTGGCGGCTACAAGCCGATCCAGCCGCAGGGCGAGTTGCGGTCTTCTTATAAGCCGCAGGGCGTTAATGCGGCGCCAGCCGGTGCGCCGGCACCCGCGGCCACTAAGGATTACGGCGGATACACGCCAGAGCCGGTTGAGACGTCAATACTTACGCCAATCCGTAACGAGATGAGCTCGTTTGGGTTCTCTCCCGCCACCTCCGGACAGACCAGCGACCCGCTATATATGCCGGGCGGCGAGTTTGATGCGTTTATGCAAAACGTCGGCAGCCTCCCGGCTTTCGACAAGTTTAGAGACAGCCCAGCGAAAATGAGGGCAGCCTTTGAGGCGTACAGGAAAGC